GCGCAGTACACCTTCGAGACCACCGACATCCGCCAGCTCACACGCGCTCGCACGCGGCGGCGCTATGGCAACTCCATGGTGGTCTGCACCAACAGCCGCTGGTGGCGCCAAGGCACCTATGATCTGGCGGGTAATATCTTCCGCCGGGATGGAGAGACCTGGGAGGTCACCAACGGCCTGCCGGACCGCATGCCCAATGGCGCACGCGTGCCCAACGGCAATGTGCACTGGATCCGGGTGCGGCGATTTTGGATCGACACCTATGAGGAGCAATACTGGGACCGGGTCACGACCACAGCCACGATCAACGGCCAGCAGGTAGCGCAGACCTTCCTGAACTCGCAGGATGGCTGGCTGAGCCAGGTTGGGCTGTACTTCTCACGCAAGGCCGCTGCGGGGGATGTCACACTGCTGGTGACCGAGACCGCCTTTGGCATGCCGGACCTGTCCCGCGTGATCTCGCGCACGACGCTTCCGGTGGCAGATATTCAGGTGGGGGCGATCTCGACGGAGGTGGGCCTGCCGTCGCTGGTGGAGAGCAAACTGCCGATCACGCCGACGTTCCTGACGGCGGGACGGCGCTACGCGATCGTGCTGGTCACCACCGGTGATCATTATGTCGCCATGACCAATACCGACAACGGGGTGGTGCAGGGCACGTTCTTTGTCTCGACAGATGGCGCGTTCTTTGCAGGCAACCTTGTCGATGATATGAAAATGCGGCTCTACTTTGCGCGGTTCGAGCGCACACGGCTCTCGGTTGAGCTGACCGCGCTGCAGCTGGCGGGCGGCATTCTCGATATCGATGTGCTGCACGAAGGCGTGACGCCACCTGCCTGTCGCACGGATATCGAGGTGCAGGTGAACGGGGCTTGGGTGGCGCTGGATGGTGATACCAGCGGTCCGGACCTCTCGGGTCTGCCGGGCATCCTGCCGCTGCGGATGACCCTGACCGGCACCACGGACCTGATGCCGGGCTTCGGGCTTGCTGGCTCACAGACGGTCGCCACCCGGCCAAAGACGGCGTTCACTTGGGTGTCGGAGGCCCGCACGCTCGGCTCGCCCACAACCAGCGTCAAGGTGGTCACCGACCTGCAACATTTTGAAGAGGTGAACCACGATTGTACCGTGACGCTCATGACTGGAGCCGCGCTGGACGGGGTGGAGGCGGCCGATGTGGTTGAGGATGTGGTGCTGGCCGATGGCACAGTGCGGCGGACCTCGGTCTTCAATGTAGCCTCGGTCAGCACCTACGCCGTCAAGATCATCGGCTCGACGGTGAGCGCGGCGGTGCCGTTTCTCGTCAGTGAGCTGATCGAATACGCCCAGACCTGATCCGATTGAGGAGACAGCCAAATGGCATCCAAACCAACCCACTACCGGGTGACGGTGAACCGTCCCCTTGAATTCGCCTGGGCCCGGTTTCGGCCCGGTGCGCGCTATACGGTGACGGCCGCCATCTTCGACAGCCTGACCACCGAGCATCTTGAGGCGATCGCCACATCCGAGCCGCTGAAGAAAGGGTGACGCCATGCTGAGGTTTGAAGATCTGCGAGTGCGGGACAATCAGGACCTTGATCGGGATTTCTTCAATCGCCGTTATCGCCTGATTGCTGAAAGCCTCGGTGATCTCGACGCCCAGCTGGCGCGCATTCGCGGTGCCACCGACAATCTGGTGACCCTTGGGCTTGCCCGGGTCAACGAGGTTCTTGGACCGGCTCTGGCGGCGGCTCAAGCTGCAGCGGAAAACGGCTTTCTGGTGGCGACATCCTCGACGCCGCTTACTGTGTCAGTGGGCCTGCAGACCACGTTCGAGATTGACGACACGCCTGCGCGGGCGCTCTTTGCGCCCACGCCCTATGTCGTGCTGACGCGTGATGGGGGCGGCAGCCTGAACGACTGGGCGGTATTTCGGGTCGATAGCTACGCCCGCGCCAATGGCGGGCTGGCGGGCGAAGTGGTGGCCGTCAACGGCGATATCGGTGCGGCGGTGCATGGTGATTGGGTGATTTCTGCCAGCGCGGGCCTTGCAGCTTCGGTGATCGAGACGGCCGCCGCAGTTTCAAGTGCGCTGGCCCTGGCCCAGCAGGCGGCACAGGATGCGGCTGCCGCTGCCGATGTTGCTGAAAGCGTTCTGGCCAATGGGCCGGTGTCGTCCGTAAACGGTCAGGCGGGGGAAGTGGCGCTTGGGATCGGGGATATTCCGAACCTCACAGCGCAGCTGGCCAGCAAGGCGGCCAGCAGCCATGGCCATACGATTGCGCAGGTCTCCAACCTGCAATCGACGCTGACGGCGCTGCAAGGCCGGATTGATCTGGTCGATGGGGGGACGTATTGATGGAGGCAGGCACCATGAGATCCGCCCTGACAGAGATTAGCACCAAGCTGGGCATCACTGATGTGCGCGATGTGCAGGTGGGTGAGGTTGTCGATGACGGTGCCGGTGGCTTTGTCCGCGCAATTCGGGTCTTCGGAGAACCCACAGCATCCGCGGGCCCGGCGCTGATCCTCGAGATCCAGATCCAGTCCGACACGAAAACTGACCTCGATATCACGACACCGACGCTGTCGTTCTGAGTTTGTGACGTTGCCTGGTTTCGTTCGAAGCGTAAGGGACGGGTTTGCGGGTGTCAGTAGCCACGCCCGTGCTGCTTATTGAGTTTCTTGACGCGGTGCTTTTGGTACCCGTCGATCTGACGGAAAAGCTGGCATCGCCTGTCAAAGGTGAGATGGGTAATGGAGACGATGAACGGATCCTGGGTGTCCGTTCCGTCGAGGTCCAGGCGGCAAGATATGCCGCCTTCTTCGCCCATGTAGAAGACCTCGACCACAGGACATTGGTCTGGTGGGAGGACACCAGGCGCTTGTCGCCGCATCATTGCCTTGAGGCTTGGTGACAGCCTGGCTGTGAGCGGCATGGAGGCTTCCATGTCTGTGATGAGCTTCTGGGTTTTGTCAGGATCGTCGATCATAGGCGTCTGCTGCTCTCATCTGCAATCTGGCCCGCGGTCGTCACAGGCTCGACCTCCGGTGTCCTTCGTTTGACCTGTTTTCCGCCAACTCGCAAGTCGCTGACCGATCTTGCTGTGGGCGAGCGCACTTTAGAATTTAGGCGTCCGTCAACTCAACCTGAACCACGCATCCCGGATCACCGTAGGGCCCACGGCCGCGCGGGGTTCGACTATTCAAGGAGACCTTCTCATGTCCGACCCGACCTTCGGGATTTCCATCACGCGGATTGATACTGAGCCGCGCCCGCCCGTCTGGAGCGATATGTCCGTTGTGGGCCTGATCGGCACGGCGCCCGACGCCGATGCTGCGATGTTCCCAGCTGACACACCGGTCTTTCTCTATTCTGACGACGCGACCAAGCTGACAGCGCTTGGCGCGACCGGCACGCTGCGTGATGCGGTCACGCTGATCAACGCGCAACTCGGCGAGTTCCAGGTGGCCGCCAAGGTCGTGGTCGTGCGCGTTGAAGACGGTGCCGATGCGGACGCGACCATCGCCAATATCGTCGGCGACGGCGTCGCGACCGGCCTGCAGGCGTTCATTACCGCGGGTCCCGAGCTGGGCATCATCCCGCGCCTCATCTGTGTCCCGGGCTATACCAGCCAGCGCGGTGTCAGCGAGGCCAACCCGGTTTGCGCGGCACTGCCCGCCATTTGCGAAAAGCTGCTGGCCCATGCGGTTGTCGATGGTCCGGCCACCACTGAGCAGGACGCCATCGATTGGCGTGAGACGATTGCCTCGCAGCGCGTGATCCCGGTCGACCCCGCAGTGAAGGTGTTTGACGGTGGGGTGAGTGTCGTTCAGCCGCTGTCGCCCGCGGTGATTGGGATTGGCGTGCGCCGCGACCATGAAAAGCAGGGCCGCCCGTTCCACAGCTGGGCCAACCAGCCGGTGCAGGGCATTGTTGGGCCGTCGCGCCCGATCAACTTCTCGCTTACCGATGGCGCGACTGAAGGCCAGCGCTTGCTGTCGGCTAATGTCGGCGTGCTCCTGCGCGGTGAAATGGGCGTGGAGAGCGCCATCGGCCAGGGCGGGTTCATCTTCGTGGGCACCGACAACGCGGGCGAGGATGATCTCTGGCGGTTTTATAACGTTACCCGGGGGCGCGATTTCATCCACCTGATGCTGCTTCGGACCCTGCGGTTCTATCTCGGGCGGTTCAACATCACGGGCCAGACCATTCAGGCGATCCTGAACACGATGGAAACCGGCCTGCGAAACCTCAAGGCCGATGGCGACATCCTCGGCTTCGAGATGAAGTTCACGCGCGATCAGAACACGCCCGAAGAACTACGCCAGGGCCGCTTCACGGTCAGCTTTGCCGCAGAGGAAGCACCAGTCCTGCGCTATCTCGGCATTCAGTCCGCGCGCTACCGCCCGGCGCTCGATGCGCTGCTCGACGATCTGCTCGCGCAGGTCGGTACCATCACAGGCTGACCCCGCCACATCAAGGACTGGCTGAACCACCCACATCAAGGAGCGGCTCTGATGAGCAATATCTACATCATGGAGGCCGCAAACCTGTTTTGCGGCGATGAGAACCCCACGGCCTCCAAGCACCTGACGCTGACTGAGTTGCAGCTGCCCAACCTGCAGGAAATCACCCAGGACCATCACCCGGGCGGCTCGCGCGTGCAGATCGAAGTCGCCCTCGGCATTCAGAAACTTGAGGCTAGCTTCAAGCTGGCTGGCTGGGATCCGGACCTGTTAACGCAGTTTGGTCTTGGGGCCACGGCGCGCAAGAAGTTCACCGCCTACGGATCAGTGCGCGACAAGCGCAACGGCGTGGCGATCGAGGCCAAGGCGGTGCTGGAGGGGCGTCTGGGCACGGCCAATCCGGAGGCGTTCCAGCGCGGCGAGTTGCAGGGCTTTGATTATGCCATCAACGAGATCCTGCATTACGAGCTCTATTTCGAGGGCGCTGAGAAATATTACTGGGATTTCTTCACCACCGACTGGCGCGTCAACGGCACGTCGCAAAATGCAGACGAGCGCGCGATCTTGCGCCTTCCCAATGGCTTTTGAGGTGATCCATGTCTGATAGAGCAAAACAAAAGACCGTTTCCCTGTCGGCGCCGGTGACCTTCGAGGGCCGCGAAATCACCGAGATCCGCATTGCCAAGCCCAAGGTGAAGGACCTCAAGCGGATGAACGCGGCGCTGGACGGCATCACCGACCGCCTGGATC